TTAAAAGGAGCTCTGTCATATCTACCCGGCTTCTTGTACCTGATTAATAGATTGTTGCTTGACATACTCCGCCCTCACTAGTTTCACCTCTTTCCATGATTTGCAGGAAGCATACAACTTTTGGAGGTGTTCTGGCAAGAATGACTTATCTTTTAGATGTAATGATCTCTTAAGAACGCCTCTTATAGCGTCCCCTTCTTTTTTATACTTTTTTGCTTCCTTTGTATATGAAAAAGAAAGAGGGTCTTCCCAAGCCCTTTTTACTATATTTTTTTTTACGATTATGGATAGGCCATGATTTTTAAAAGTCCCGCGTAATCCTCTGCCCTTTAGGTCTCTTTCTTTAATGTTAATTCTTGAAGTTGCAAGAGAAAGATGCAATGGATTGACACAAATCCTGTTATCGCAAGAGTGGCATACGCATAATCCTGTAGGTATTTTAGATTCATAATATATTACCCACGCTAGTCTATGTGCTCTTGCTCGACTCCAGCCGTTGCCATGGCTTCCAATAGTCATAGTGCCATAGCCATTGGGTAATCTTCCCCCATAAAAGTTCCAACAACCAGTTTTCTTGTCTTTTTCTTTAAAGTTTTCATACCGCTCAAGGAATCGTCTTCTCTCTTCTGGCGTCTGAAGAAAGTAATGATCTTCCATGAGATGCTTCCTCCCCTTTGGTTTCTTTGCTTCCAAAGGTTCCATCTTTTGCTTCTTCTATTTAGTTTGTTTAATTTCTCTTATTCTCTGCAATGATGCCATGAATTTACTCTTCGGCATGTCTCTCAACTTATTTATATTCAAGCCTTCAAGAACTTGCTTTACAATGTCATCTCTATGCAAGAGTTCATATTCTATCGTTTCCAGTTGTTCTGGTGTTATGTACTCTTCAACCCTCATTGGTTGCGGAATAGACTTGGCGTCTCGTACCGCAGCTTCACCATCGTCATCCTCATCACCCGCTACCACCCCTATAAGAGCAGCCAACGCATACCTCTTGACGTAACTGATGTAAGATCCCAAAGATTGTATATCATTCTTAATTGGTCTTATAGGCCACCTAGATTCTACCCACTGGCCTGAAGTATGTTGCAACCTGCTTATGAGTATCATATTATCGCATTCAATAGCCGGTATTTGCATAAATGAAAGGCCATTCTTACATAGAGCGGGCCTTGATACTCTCACAATTTCTGCTAGATCCGCATACTTACTTTTGAAAAAGGGATTATCGCTCGTTCTTCCGGCAATTCCGAACTCTGCCTGTGCTTTGGCAAGAGCAGCTCCTAATTCATTGAGCTGTTCTGAACAATGGTTCATATTTTAAACCTGATTTGTATCCTCTTTTGTATAATTATACCTTTTTACTTGCATAGAATCAAACTTATTGCTATCATTCCTGCTAATTGAGAGTAGTAAGGTAAACGTTTTACACTTATAGGCGGTGACTATAAAAGGTTATCCAGTTTTGCTTAAAAGCGTATAATTTTTGTTTAGCTATTTGAAAGTTCTCACAAAAAGAAAATCCCCGGTTTTAACCAGGGAGAATCTTTAAACCTGATTGGCAAGTTAGGAAGGAACCGAAGTTCTAACCTTCACCAATCGAAAATTTGACATCATCCGCGTTGTGTTGAGAGTTACAAGTTTCGAAGTCTTTCTTTCCTGCACAAACGGATATAAATAAAAAATACTTCCGAAAGTAACAAATACTTCCGAAAGCAATTGTGCATTGAAAAAGAGCCAAAGTCAAGCGACAAGAATTAAAAACCCGCATAAGAATCAGGTCCTCAAGGATCAGGTTGCTCTCCTCTCTCCTCTGGAGAAGGCAATTTACGATAGATTGCTCTACGGATTCGCCCAATACAAGCATAATTGGATATCCCAGCAGTCCATTGCTGACTTTGTTCAGTGTTCCCGTCGACACGTTATCCGTTGCATACAGACTCTTGTACGCCTCGGTCTTATAACCAAAGAGCGGCCTTATCGCTTTTCAACATGTAATTATTATCTTCCCGCTATTATGAAGACGAATCCCATCGTCGATCTTCTAAAGGGATTTTTCCCCAACTTGCGATATTTCTGGGTTTCTACAGCTCTGAGTTTAAGCTTGCTCATTCCAGGTGGAAAACTCAATCCACGGCATGTGACAGCGCGGGGAACATGTCACACGATTATTCCCCAAGATCTATTAGGATTTGACGTCAAGACGGACGAAAATAATAAATACCGCGCACCTACAAGCGCGCGAGAGAGCCATTCTGGAAAGCCGGAAACGGGGGGAGAGTGGACGCCTGGGGAACGGAAAACGTCCGCCTCGGGGATAAGAAACCAAAAAGAGAGAGAAATTTCCAATCTGTATCCTTCACCGGTGATAAAAAAGGCAGTGAGGGGTACGTACGAAGGGAAGAGTAGTGAGAAAATGACGCCGAGCGATCTGAGATATGGATCTAAGTGCCTGACGGTCAGTGGACGGACGGCTCTTCAATGCTTTCCTGACGACGTCGTGCAAAAAGCATTCGCCGCACTGCAGAAAAAAAAGGATATACGTTCCCCTTTGGGGTACATAGTTGCATTCTGCTCAAGCCATTGCAAGGAAAACGGTATAGCAATCGATTATGAGAAACGAAATCGTATGAGACAGGAGATAATAGCCCTGGGAGTTACCAATGCAGCAGAGTGGAGAGATCTTTCTCCTGAAGAGCTTGCAACGATAGCAGGAGAGAAAAAACAATCCCCACAACGGGAATGGCAGGGTTTTAATAAGAAATGCGAAACTCTGACTAAAGTCATCATCGCTCCAGAGAACGTAGAAGAGAATGTTAAAATCTTAGAGGCGGATGGCCTATTCTCTCGGATTACTGGTATTGATCCTCGTTCTTTCTTTGCGGACGCCCTCGTCAACGGTGAAAAGGTAGAACGGACCGTGGAGGAGAAAGAGCGTATGCGAAAAGGCATTGAGAAGCATGAAAGAGAAATGCGGGCTTTCCAAGAGCGACGAAATAATAGTAGAGTGAATCAAGAAAAGAAAAGAGAGTCTCTTTCCGTTGGTGGGATTTTGAGATCAGAGGTGGAGAAATTAGCATCCAAATTCAATCCAGGATCAACGGAGAAGAAAGAAACAGGGGATAGTAATGGAAACGCATCACCGGGATCCATTGGGCTCGTCTCAATTGAACGTCGAGAAGTGCATATCGGGGTGCTCCAAGACCAAGGGACTGTGCCAAATTTTCAGACTGGAAGGACCGCCAACACCGCGCATACGACCCGCAGAAAAATCTGAAGGTGATACACGGCTTGACGATACAATCACAGTTCGAAGCAATGCACGATTGGACGATTTGTCAGCTGGAGGGAGTTCCTCTATTGATGGAAATAACATTCGCATTTCCAATACCCAGGACGAGTCTAGCGAGGAAGATTTTTCTATCTGGAACTTGCCATTTCGGTAAGCCGGATTTGTCGAACTGCTTGAAACATGTGGAAGATGTGTGTACTGGTATTTTATATGACGATGATTCTCGGATTACCAGGGTAATAGGAAATAAAATCTGGGCAGTAGAGGGCTATACCGAATTTAAAGTGAGTGTGTTAGATGGCAAAGAGTAATATTCGTCACGATAACACGAGGGAAGAAAAAGTCTCTAAAAATAGAATCAGATGGATTGATACGTACGCTGATCCGCTCCTTATGAGAGAGGTAGCAGTATCGACTTCTACCCTTGAGCGTCTTGCCGAAGATATAGTGCAGTGGGCGTTGACAGATCTGGATGCGATCTATGTTACGGAATTCTTTGTAACAAAGGGAATTACACCGGTACGGTGGCGAGATTGGCGAAAGAAGTGTCCTGAATTGGAACATGCATATGTGCTGGCGAAAGAAATTATAGGCGTTAGGCAATTTAAAGGCGTTACGAAGGGTAAGCTTAGGGACAACTTCTTAAAATCTCATATTGGGTTCTATAGCGATGAATGGCGTGAAGAGAGTAAGCGGGTCAGTGAAAATGCACAGCCAAGTGGATCTGGTATTTCCGTTGTTGAGGTCCCTGTCTTTCCAAAGACAGACGTGGTTCCTGAATTGAGGGAATAGGAGTAGAATATTTCTTATTTTTAACTGCTTTTTAAAAAAGGAGCATGCGATGAGCAACGAAACAACGACACCACCTGTTGTAGAAACACCCAAGGAAGCAAAGAGCGTACCAGGAATGCTTGAGTCCTTGGAGAAATGGTTTCAAACGCTTGGTCCTATACGATCAGCGGGAAAGATAATAGAAGGAGACCATGCCGTTATCCAGGGATTTTACGAACGGGCTGTAGCATTCATGAAGGCAAACGCAGAAAATGTGCAGGCTCTTATGAAATTGTACGAAGAAGCTGCTCCCGTATTGGAGGAGATTGCGGGTCGTTATGTGCAGAAGCCTGATGATTCGGAACAATCAAATCCATAAATGAATAGCGAAGAACGACTCATATTAAATAAGTTTTCCCCCCGCTCGTATCAGTTACCCCTATTCGATGCAATAGAAAATAAGGGGTACAAGCGTGTATTAGCTATCCTTCCAAGGCGGGCGGGCAAGGATATTTGCGCTTGGAATTTAATGATACGCGCGGCCCTGAAAAAAATTGCTGTTTATTATTACATTTTCCCTACCTATGCACAGGCGAAAAAAGTAATTTGGAATAGCATTACGAATCAGGGGGAATCGTTTTTGGATTATATTCCTGCTTCATTGGTAAAGAGTAAGAATTCTCAAGAGATGAAAATTCTTTTGGCTAATGGTAGTATTATCCAGCTGGTTGGATCTGACAATGTAGATTCGCTTGTGGGTACCAACCCGTATGGTGTGGTCTTCAGCGAGTATGCATTGCAGGATCCTAAGGCGTATCAGTTTCTGAGGCCTGTTCTGGTCGCAAATGATGGGTGGATGCTATTTATATCGACGCCACGGGGAAAGAATCACTTATACGATATTCTTCAAATAGCACAAAACAATCCTGCGTGGTTTTGCTATGTAAGATCGGTCAATGAGACGCAACATATATCTTTGCATGAGATAGAAAAAGAGCGTGCAGAAGGATTAATGTCTGATGATCTTATTCAACAGGAGTATTTCTGCAGTTTTGATCTTGGTATAGAAGGTTCTTACTATTCTAAATACATTGATAAGATGCGTCTTGATTCCAGGATAGGTAATGTTCCCCATGAGGTTGGCTTTAAGGTTCATACGGCGTGGGATCTGGGTATGCGAGATTCGACGACGATTATATTCTTTCAGACTATTGGGACGACGGTCAGGATAATAGACTGTTACGAGAACTCAAAGGTTGGCCTTGAGCATTATATTTCCGTTGTGGGTAACAAGGGATTTATCTATGGGAAACACATTGCTCCTCACGATATCAAGGTTCGCGAATTAGGCACGGGACTTTCTAGGCTGGAGAAGGCACGATCGTTAGGCATATCGTTCATTGTTGCCCCTGATTTATCGATAATGGACGGGATTGAGGCGGTCCGGACGGCATTTAGTAAGATATGGATAGATGAAACGAAGTGTGCGCCTTTGTTAAAGGCTCTTGAGAACTATAGGCAGGAGTATGATCTGAGGAATAAGACATATAAGAGCAATCCTCTGCACAATTGGTCGAGTCATTTTTGTTTCACAGGTGATACGCCCATATTGACGCGTAACGGAATTCGTCAGATAATGAACATAGAAAATAATGACGAAGTTTTAACACTAGAGGGGTGGAAGAAGTGCACGAAAGCAATAAAAACAAGGTTGTCTGCGAATCTTGTGGAAGTTTCTTTCGAAGACGGTATGAAAGTGAAATGTACGCCGGATCATTTATTCTTGACGGAAACAGGATGGATATCTGCAGAACTCCTAATCCCTTGCACGAAGATCCAGTCGCACTTGACTCACTCACACAATATTATAATGGACACTTATATAGGCTATGGCCTTCAGAGAAGTATTTCGCCAAAGGAGGAATTACCTTACACAGAAGCGTTTGGAGATTTGCATTCGGAACTATCCCACAAAATTGTCATATTCATCACAAAGATAGCGATACCTTTAATAACAATTTGTGGAACCTTGAGTGTATTGATTCTTCGGAGCATCTCGGGCTTCCTCGGCCAAATGGAAAGGGATTTAGTAATAAAGCAAGAGACGCTGCTGCTGCTTGGCATTCATCAGAGGCGGGTAGGCTATGGCATACTAGGCATGCTCTCAGATCTGAATCTTGGACAAAGTGGAAGAGAGAGATCAGGAAATGCCTATTTTGTAAAAAAGAATTCAACTGTCTCATTAGGAAAAATGGACATAATCAAAAGTTCTGCCACAACAACTGCAAAGCATCTTATTATAGAAAGCGTAAAATATCTGGAAGTTAAAGAAGATGTTTGGGATATAACTGTTCCATATGTTGGGCATTTTTCTTTATCAAACGGAGCTATTGTTCATAATAGCGATGCGATGCGGTATCTATGCATATCTCTTTCAAAGACGAGAGATGGGTTGTCGCCTGAGGATCTCGACAAGAGATATATGGATGCTATGTTAGGGCAACATTCGGGCATGCCTAGTGTGTTCAGGGATGATTTGCCTAATTATTGAGAAAAATAATATGAATACCATTAAAATAGATACCTCACAGGAGACTTCTACTGATTATCAGCTTGTTATTGAAGGGAAGAAGTTAATTGGGAAAGTTGAGAGACTAGATAATGAATTGAATGAGCTCTTGAAAGATATTAGGCATCTGTATATAAATTTTGGCAACGATATTCCTGGAGAGAATATAGAGGCTATTAGAAAAGATCATTTAGAATACATTATGGAATCTTATAGGCGAGAAATAAGAAGAAAAAGAAAGATTCTATACGACTTTATAGAAAATTTTGACGCAAGAATTCTTGATTTGAAGATTGCCATTAAAAAAGAAAAGGGGAAAATATGGATACGTTCGCAATAGATGATTGAGAACATCGTCTCTATAAAAAAGAGGTCAAGGGGGGTGGGACTCATTTCCCCTTCCTCTCTTTTTTCTTTTGTGCTAATGTTTTTGTTCGGCTAGATGGTGCTATTTCTACAGCTTTTTTGAGCAATTCTGCGTTTGTATATTGATGATATGTAGACTCCAGGCTGACTGAGGGGGCTCTTTCTCCTGACACACATTCAGAAAATGCCTGACATATATCTTGAAACTCTTCTTCATCTCGCCATGAACTTATAGGCAACACGATACTCATCGTCGAAGATATGCGCGCTTTGAAGCAATCCCTGCCATCTTCTTTGATTAAGGTCTCTTCTTCCCATTCATCGTTTGGGTATAATTTAATCATTCTATTTCCTATTTCTTTTCACTATAACAAGGAAGGAGGAGAAGGCTATGGCCAGAATTAAGAAGGTAGTTGAAGAAACGCCAAAGCAAAAGAATGAATTATTTTTCAAGAACCTATCTGATATCCCGCGGGACGGACGGACGTATCTTTCGTATGTAATGGGCGAACTTATTGCTATAAAATGGAATGAGGAGAAAGTGTGTTTTTCGTATATTAGTAGGCGGGGCGAGTGGAAGGATCTTTAATTGAGTTGAATAGAGGAGCCAAAAAGTTGACGCTTCTTGACTCCGTAAAACTGGAAGCTAAAATCACTTCCATTTTAGCCAACTCAAAAAGAAAAAACAAATTATTGCATTGTATTCGTCGCTTTACTAGTATCAGGCTGACACTTTAAAAAAGGAGTGTTCAGTAATGTTATTTCCCCAACTTGGGCCACAATACTATGAGGAAAACCACAAAGGTATTCTCTCGCGTATGGAAGCCTTTTATGCCGAATCTATAACGATAAATCAGTCATTCTGGGGCGAAGCTGACACTGATACTCGCTTTGAGGCGGGCGATCAGACACTCTGGAATGATTTGTATGGTAATCTTCCCGCAAATCGAAGGCGTCAGTTCAATTTCAATAGAATAAGACGCGTTGTTAACATGATTTCTGGACATCAGCGACGTAATCGCAAATCTACCGTTGTAACACCTGTTGAAAACGCCGACAACGATACCGCTGATCAGTTCACCAAAGTCCTAACCTGGGTGAATAACCAAGAAGGTGTGTATGATACTGTCTCTGAAGCATTTCATGGTGCTTTGGTTACGGGGATGAATTTACTTCAGGTGTGGGTTGATTACCGCTCTGATCCTATATCAGGCAATATACGGCTCGATAATTGCTCCTATAATAGTTTTTTGATAGATCCGTACTTTAGAAAGACTGATCTTTCAGATTGTAATGCTATTTGGAAGAGGACTTTTCTTACAAAGAGAGAATGTATATCTCTCGTACCAGATAAGGCTGATTTGATATTGGGGTTATGGGGGCAAGATAATCGCGATGGCAAGTTTCAATTCATGCCTGAAAATTATAATTATGGATTGAAGAATTTACTCACGTATGATGAATATTATTACCGAGACTATAGAACGCAGAGGATGCTTGCCGATACGCAGACTGGCGAGACTATGGAATGGCGTGGCAAAGATGAAGAGGCCCTGAAGTTATTTTTGAGGACTTATCCGACCGTAACGGTAATAGAACAGGAAATAGCGACCGTAAAATTGGCTATCGTTATACAAGGAAGAGTTGTTTATGATGGTCCTAACCCGCTTGGTATTGATTCTTATCCCTTTGTTCCTGTTCTTGGTTATTACAATCCGCAGATGCCCTATTTCCCATGGCGAATACAGGGAGTTGTGCGAAACTTGCGCGATGCTCAATACTTGTACAATCGTAGGAAAATCATTGAGCTTGACATTCTTGAAAGCCAAATCAA